GCGGTCGTCAGGTTCGGTTGATCGGTGGCCAGGACGACTCGTTGAGTGCCGGCCGACTTGTTGCCGGAATTCACATCAACGTTGGTGCCGCCGATCTGGACCGTGTTGGTCGGGACGTTCGTCTGGTTGGAGGCCAGGGTCACGGGCACGGACGAGGCCATCACCGTCTGGCCGAGGGCCGTGGTGGTGCCGCCCCAGCTCCCCACGTCAATCGAGGTCGGGGCCGTCGAGTTGGTCTGGACCGTCGGACAGGCCCGAATGGCCGGCATGATCGGAGTGATCGTCAGGACGGCGGTGCCGCCGGAAATGGCCGAGGGGTTCAGACGGACCCGGTTCATGCCGGCACAGTCCACCAGCCAGGCCCGGCCGGTGTTCGTGAGAGTCGTCGGCCCCTGTTCAACCGCATTAGAAGAGACACGGGCTCCCTGAAGGGTAAAGAACGTGGCCGACCCATCGACCGTGGAAGACGGGTCCGGTGCACCCTCAAACTTGGCCGTCAAGGACGAATAGGTCCCGGAGATAGTGAACAGGGCCGTGCCCATCCCGCCCACGGACACGGAGGCGGTGGGGGTGGATGTCGTCACGTTGATGACCGTGGGGTCGGTCTGACGCCCCTGCACCGTCAGGTCGGCCAGGCGGTAATCGTTCTGGCCGGTCACCTGGGCCTTAAAGTTAGCCGCCGTAGCATTCGTCGCGGTGACGGCCCCAGACACGGTCAGGGTGCCGGCCAAAGCCGCGTTGATGCCCCTCAATTTGGCCGATATCGTACCGGGGTTGTTTCCAACCACCTCGGCGTCGGTCGTGGTGCCCTCACACACATCGGCCCCGTCAGCGATGGTAGCCGCCCCCCCGCCCCCACCGCCGCCGGTGACCGGCAAAGGGTTGGCGATGGTCACATAGTGCTGGTCGCCGGCCGTGGGGTCGCCCCAGGCCAGGGACATGACAGTGAATTTGGTCGGATACGACATTAAAGGTCTCGATAGAGGGAGGAGAAGAGGAAGGAGGGGGCCCGACCAGAGGGGGGGGGAGAAGCGATGGGCCGGCTTTCACGGCCCCTCCGGCAATCGCCCCGGATGGCTATTCTACTTACTGCCCACCTATGTGTCCTATATTAGCTGTCGTGGACGTGACAAGGAAATATAGAGGGGTGGGTTAAGTGTGATTATACACCTAAGGTAAAAACCTGTCAATAGCAATCTGGCCGGCCCGCACGGATTGTGCCATAAGGTGCGGCCGGCCATAGGCTTCGGGGACGGGGTCGTCCTCATGTTGCCCGCCTAGTCGTGTCTGGTGGACCGATCGAAGAACAGCAGGAGCCGGCGGCCCCGGTACTCAGGGATCAGGAGGAGGATAAACCCGACACACCAACTCTCCCATTTCCCTACTTGGCCGGTCATGAGACTCCCCGGTCTAATGGTCCAGAGGGCGGCCAGGCCCGTTCTCTTGTTATGATACAGCATACGTGGTCCCCCAGACAGAATGTCTTACGTCTCCCCTTAGACAAGTTGTCTTAGGATGCCTCAGACGAGATGTCTTGGATCTTTTCCAACCCCTCAAACTCAAAGTCTTCGGGGGCCACCCTCTTCGAGAAATGGTCCCACCGATGCACCCAGAGGACAGCCTCCTTTGGCAACGGATAAGATACACGTGCGGAGGGACACCCGCCGTCCCACCGAAACACTTTATCGCCCACGGCCACCGGACACCCCATGGCCCCTGTCAAGGCCCGAGCCATCGGACAACTCCAGACGACGTCAAAATGATTGTTCCGATCGGCCTGGGCCGCATCAATGTGAGATTGAGTGAGCCGTACCAACATCCGTAACCTCCCCCGTCTCTTCGTTATCGGTACACCCCGCGGCACTGTCAGAGGGCCAGCGGACACTTAGCCCACGATCTCCGCTTCCCGAAATGAACATGGTCCCCCGTGACGGTTACCCGCACCACCGAACGTCCCAGCTTTTGAATCTTTCCGGTCCTCATGACGGACCTCCTAACTCTTTTTTAATTCGTGGGACCGGTCCGAACCGCTTCGTGGTCCGACCGGCCCAATTGGCCCCCAGGCTCGATGGCCCCGACTCCAGGTGGACCCCGATGACCTCAGGCAGCAAGGCCCTCTTCCGTCGGTCCCACTGGAGGCCGTGCTGTACGTCGGACCGGGCCGCCGTCCCGTGCCCCATCGGGTAGGGCCGTTGATGGACATTTAGCCGGTAGGCCGCCGAGGAGTGCCAAAGCTGGAAGAACCCTATCGGCACGAACCCGTGGGACGGGGAGGCCCACCGGGCCCCGACGGGAAGGCCGGCCAAGAAGTTCACCCGTGAGTGGAAGTCTCTCTGACCCCCCTGGAGGTAACCCCCCAGCCTCACCCGCTGCCAGTCGTCCCAACCCGTGACCATGACCCTGTCGATCCCATAAATCGTGTCCGGGTCGAGATGGGCCTGCTCCAGGGAGTGCCTCAGGTCATAGGGCAAGGCGAGGTCGGCATCGAGATGGACCAGCCAGTCGTCTGAATGCAGCTGTTCCAGGCCCTTCCGTACCATCCGTCCCTTGCTGAACGGACCGTCTCGGGTGTCCTCCTCGGTCGTCAGGGTATACAGGTTGTGCCGTCTACAGATGTCCCGGGTCTCGATGTCGCCAGGCACCGTCACCACCACCCACCGATCGAACAGGGGCAGGTTGTGAGGGACGGTCTGGGCCAAGAAATCGGCATACCCGACACACACCGTCACCGCCTCTATTTTCATGTCTTGTGCCCGGTCGTGAGGTTACTGAATTAGCCACCACGTCCCATGACTATGTTAAGTCACGGTACGGCCAGTTCGGCCACTCGCCGCCACTCCCCGTCTCTAAACTCTTCCTGCCACACCCTCCTGATTAGATAGCGGTCCTCAAAAGAGTTAAGGAGTAGCTTATGAAGGTCCGTCGGGCTCAACACCGCTTCGGACATCGGCAAGACATACTCATGGAACTTCCAGGGGGTCTCCGTCCGAAAGACGGCGGCCAGCACTATCAGCCGCTGCACCATAACTATCCCCTTGCATAAAATTTCAATATTTCAGTAGTACGACCGGGGTCCTCGACCGACGGCTTCAGCTTCCAGGTGTTCTTACCCGTCCGGACGAACTCTTCCTCCTCCGACCGACGACCCCACAATCCCGGATATCTCTCCGTAATGGCCGCCTCCAGCTCCGGGGACTGGTTCTTTAAGGTTGACTCCCGAACCGCCCGCCTCTCATCCGGCGGCAGGCCCTTCAGGAGGTTATGGACCACATAGTCCGCCCGAGCCTTGCGGCCCATCCGCCGGATGCCCTCCTCCCCCAAGGCCGTCAACAGCCGCTTCTTGGTAAGGGCCAAACGGCCGGATGAAGGCGGTACGGAAGAGAGGAGCGGGTCCTTGGGGGCTAGGCCGGATCGAACAGTACTGGAGTCCTCTTGCCCGCCGATATGCTCTCCCCCTTGACGGTAGGGACCTCCGATGTATCTCTCACGGCCGGACACCAGCCGGCGTGCAGGTCCCCCACCAGATAGGCCGAACAGACACATCCCGGCTGTTCTTGGTCGCCCTCGCAACAACAGGTAGGCCCCCGGCCGTAACACTCCCGGCATGAGCCGCCGTGGTAATACCCATGTCCAAGACACAACTGACACACCATGTCCTTTCCCTCCTATTTTGGCCGGGGCGGCCGGTGGCCGGCCGGCCCCTGGTCCTCGGCAAGTTTCGTGACATCGGCCCCCCACACCTCATTCTGAGCCCGCTTGGCCAGGTCCTTGTGGGAAGGAAGGTCCGGGTCAATGCCCCGACGAGACAGCTCATGGCTTCTCTCCTTCTCAGAGAGAGGCCGACGGAGGAGCTTAGTTTTTTCCTGAATTATCTCTCTGATGGTCTCTTCGTATCTCATCTGGGTCATTTCCCCCGACGTTTATCGTTATACGGACTTCCTCGACAACACACAGACCCCCCATCCGACGATATCGGGACTCAACCACCGCCCGACATAGGGGGGGGCGGACCTCCGGGACCTGTTACAGGATTTTCGATAACCGTATTATCGGGTCCGCCCGTGTATGGCAATAGGTCCTTATGGTTTTCATTCCCTTCCCCGCCCTGGGTGAGCACCTCCGGCACGTCCAACCCCATCTGCCTGGCCCGTGCCACCAGTTCGGCCTCTCCCATTGTATAATAGACGGACCGGGTGTCAACCTTAGTTGGCTGGTCTAGGCCACGTAGGCGTGCCCGCCGCTCCATGATCTTAAGGACCGTTTCGATTGCCTTAGTCTCACCACCAACGGCCTTGTCATACACGGCCCTCTGAAGTTCATCGAGGCGAGCCAACTCCATTACGATCATCTGTTCCACGGTCTCGTGTCGCTTAACGTTCGCCAGCTCCACGGCCCGAGACACCATCCGATAAGCCGACCGACGGGAACAGCCCATCTCGGCCCCAATCTCAGTGTACCCGAGACCCTTAAGCCGCAACTTGATGGCCTGATCCCGCCGTTCGGCGGCCCGCACCCGTGTCACCGAACACCTGCTATGCATCGAATCGCCCTATTCCGCTCCTTCCCCCGACACAGCCTCTCCGTTAACATGAAGGACAATGTCATCCGTCTGGTCCTCCTCCCCCTCGGCCATCACCTCTTCCGTGATGAACGGAATTGAGATGACGAACACCAGGAACGGCAACGGCATAACGGTAATCACCACATCCTTCACGTCCATCGTATACCACGTCGTGTGGCCAGTGTCCTCGTCCACTTCGGACCGGAGGCACCCGTACCGTTCAACAAAGAATGTCAGACCAATACAAAAAATGTTCCAAAACACCCCACAACCAAATTTCATATGCCGCCTCCCGTTATCGCACGATAGACCTGTACGTCTTCCACCAACAGTTCCTCCGCCTCCGTCCGCTTTTTCGATTCGGCCGTCAATTCCCGTATCCTTTCCATCAGGTCATGACACTGACGACAACCGACCGGGGCCGGCAAAGAAACCAACTCAGAAGTCGTGACATCCATTATGGTACCCCCAGGATTGAGGCCCGACCGGCCGTAAGGACCGAAACCATGGCCGCATTCAAAATATCAGACGAGTAAATCTCTTGGAACTGACTCAGGCCGGGAGACACCCCCAAGCTAATGGCCCCCGCCAGGATGTCCGGCACGGTGGCTGGCGGACCGGGAGGAACGTGTACTCCGTTGTTCATAGCAAAGGTCGAATCTCCGGTAACATTCATCAACATCTGATACCCGCGGGGAGAATTGGCGGCCCGATTGTAGACCTCGGGCCACACAAAGAAGTCCGACAGCCCGTTGTTTTGGATGCCGAAGTTCTTAGGGTAACGGACGGCAAACTCATCAAGGGCACCCGTCCACGTGATAGTATGCAGTTTCCCCCCCGTCACGGGCAGGGCCGTGCTAAGGGGAGACAACACCACCCCCGAATTGTCGATGTTTGGGAACGAGTGGGGGTAGGTCATCATGACCCACATCTTATTCGGAAAGGCGGCGGCATAGGCCGCCATGATGGTCTCGAAGGCCGTCTTCACCTTCTGAGGGGTGTACCCGACCGACACCCACGTAGGAGTGCTGTCGGAATTCACTATGTCCCGGGTATCTCCGTTGTACAGGGCCGTCTCCTGGGTGTCCATGTTTACGCCCGTAACCTTGACGTGAGAGACGGTAGCATTGTTTCCATATTTGGCCCCCAGGGCCGCAATGAAGGCCGTCCAGTTGGCCAGATAGGTGTCGTCCCAGGGGATCGGTTGCATCTTGCCATCGTGCCGAGTAAAGTAATTGCTGGTGGCCCACGACGGGGTACCTCCGATGCCCGGACGAACACTAATGCTAATCGTCTTCCCTTGGGCGGCGGCGGCCGTCACCATGCCATCAATGTAGGAAAAATCGGGGGCCGAACTTGTCGGCTGGACGCTCGACCACAGGGTGCGGACGGCCAGGCCGTCACAATTGGCATTAGTTATCAGACCGCCCGGGAGACTTACATCAAGCCCCAAGAGGCCGAAGATGCCCCGCGGGGTCGATATGGTGGGGGGCGGGGTCGGCGGCGACCGATGCAAATTGAAAAATTGGTCCATGTCATTGGCCGTTGAGGCCGCTCCTGGATAGTTCTGAGACCCAAGGGCCTGTAGTATCAGACGTAAGATACTCTCATGACCCCAAGTGTCCGTGGAGATAAACTTGGTTTTGGCCAGGGGACTACAAATAAGGAACGGCACTAATCCTCCTCCGTTCCTGTTGTCCCCCGAGTGCCCTTGGTCAAACACACAGATCAAGAGTCCGTTGTCCTGAAAGAATGACGACAACACATAGGGACTTAATATGCGACAACCCCACTCGTGAATGTTCAACAAAGGACCGCTGAACCCGTTGTTGAGGGTGGACGGAACCAAGTAGGCAAAGTCCGGGACCTCATTGTTCTCTATGTCGATAAGCCATTGGTCCTGATCGACCAGGTTGGCCTGTTGAGTGCCCCCGTCCAGCACGTCCGAAAAGAACGAGAGGGGGTCCTGCCGACGGACATAGTTTCCCACGTCCGCCCCGGCATACCCCTGGGACGGCCGGGCCTCGGCGTAGGCCTTCCACGTGTTTTGGTTATTCAGCAGCTCCCTAACGAGGTTATCGGCCGTCACCGTCGTAGTGTATGTCGGATCGTTGGTGATAACCTGCCCGGTCGTCAGTTGGAAGTAGTTGCCAATGTCGGGATGTGTGGCCGCATAGAGGCCGGTCCCGGACCCATATCGTTCCTTTAGGTTGATCCACCACCCCAAGGGGTCGGGACCAAACGGCACAATTATGTCGGAGTATGAGTGACTCGATATGACCACCAGAGTCACTTGATTGAATTGGCCGAGTAGATCGCTCACGGGGTCGCTCCTATTAAATCCGCCCCCGCCGGGGGAAACGGAAAATCGGCCAGGCTGGGCGGCAAGGTGTGGGAATGTACCCCCGCCTCCACAAACATTAATCCCCCAACATTGAAAAGAACGGCCGCCAGGTGGTCCTCGGTCGTGTCCCCGGCCATATATTGGGCCAGATGCCGGAAGGCACTATTCAGGAACCGAGCCATGGGAAGGCCCTTCTCCCAGTTACGATCCCCATACTTCTTGGCCCCCCACTCCATCCGCTTTGCCCATCGTTCCAGGGCCGCCGGCGGCAACAAGTCGTATCGTCCCCGACCCGTGTCGGCCGACCGCCAGGCCCCGGTCTCGACTATCATCCGCCCCTCCCCGCCTACCCCCTCTGGTCGTGTCGGACGTGCCTCCACCTGTCCATCCTTCTCCCCCTTCAAGTCACACGGCTTGTAGCACGGCATGTTCTACCCCTTTACCCAAGTTTTACCGGTTACCACCTCCACCTCCACCGGGACGCCACATTCCCCCATGACGGAGGACATGGCCCCCCTCATGATCACGGCCACGGCCTTAACCCCTCGGGTCAACTGGTCGTCCGATATCTCTACCACGATCTCGTCGTGGATAAAGGCCGCCACCCGGAACCCATGAGTAGTCAGTCTCCACAGGGCCACCTTCGCCCCGTCGGCCGCCAACCCCTGAAATGGGGTGTTGTGGCCCTCTCCGTAGTCCACCCCGCACCTCACCCGTCCTGTTAGGGTTGTCACCTTGCCCGGAAACAGCCGTCCGTGAAGTTCCGGACCGGCCCCTCGGGACCAAATCAAGTCCCGCAGACACACATCCTGAACCGTCCCCAAATCGAACAGTTCCTCCAGGTTCTGCCAGGACATGTCTACGGCATACCTCGGCAGCGGCCCTCCGTCTTTCTTTCTGCCCACCCCCTTCACCACCCGTTCAATGGTCCCCACTTTCCACTGGTCCCCCACTACCTTCAGGACCTGTGCCTCCGTCACCCCCAAGGCCGAGGCCAGAGACGTGACGGAGAGGTCGGCCAAGTACAAGGACAGCTCCGGGTAGACCTCTTCTATCAGGAACGATCGAAAGGAACGTGCCGAATCAAGGCTCAACTCTACCCCATACTGCTGCTTGGCATATCCTACCAGGCGAGCCGCCCCTAGGCCCCCCGGAACCCCGAAATTGATGGCCTTGGCCGCCTGACGGTCGGCCCTATACCCGGCCGGGTTTGTCAACTTCCTTGTCAGAAAAACGTCATAGTTTTCCTTCCTCACCATTGCCGCCGTGTAGCAATGGGGGTCGATCCCCTTCCGAAGCACATCGGCCAATGCCGACGTACCGTACCGTCTAAACAGGACGGCCGCTAGGGTCCGTAACTCCACGGCCGAATAGTCGGCAATGATGAGGGAATGGCCGGGGCGGGCCATAAACTGTTCACGAAACCACGGCTCACGGGGCCAGTTCTGCATGTTCGGGTCGTGAGAGGAGCACCGCCCCGTCCGCACCAGCTCCCGATACGAAGGGTGGATAGAACCTTGCCCTTTCAGCTTGACCTCGAATTGCAATAGCTTCGTATCGTCTACCAGCCCGATCCAATGTTCCAAGAAGGGAGACTGATGGACAAACGGCCGCCACCAGCCCGCCGAGGCCAAGACCTCGTTAGATTTGGGTGTCCTGGGGGCCGTCACCCCCAGCTCCCCCTCCAGTCTCTCCAGGACCCTCCGTACCTCTGACAACCTCATCTTCGGGATTCCGGTCAGCTTCGATACCTTGTGGGCCCCGTGATATCGTTTGGCCACATATGTGTTGAACATGTCCGGACACCATGAGGACAAGACCTGCACCCTCCCCTCAATGGCCTCCCGCAGACGGACCTCGGTCTCGGTCACCTTGCCCCCATCCACGGTCAGTCCGTTCCGTCCAGCCTCGGCTAAGGCGATAGCCCCCCACACCTGAATCCTCTCCGTCAGGTGTCCCCACCGTTGCGTGGCGGCCGGCAAGACCTCTCCCGTGTGCCGACAAGTAACGGTCTCTGCCCGCCGGACCAACTCCTCATACAACCTACGAGTCCATAGGGTGTCGGCGGCCGCATAGTCGAAGAACCCCGGATCGACTTCCTCCCAATCGACCCCGATGATCTCCCCGAACCGCTTCCGATAGGGGGACTCCTTATCAGGCAACTTCTCGTTACACTCGCCGCCTAACACGTCAAGACAACACTCCCGCAAGTCCCGGGGATATAGGGTTTCGGACCGGACGGTGGCCAGACGGATCAACATGTCGAGGAGCATGGCGTCCCGTATCTGTCCGTACCGGGCCATCTTCCAAAGCCTCTCGGCCGACTCCTTGTCTCCGTCCAGGTGCCTCTGTAGGACCCAGAAATCAAAGGCTATGTTGTACCCCACGAGGGTCTCGAATCGGTGTAGGAACAACCAACGATTGACGAGGTGTGGGGGAACCAACACCGTCTCTACGCCGTCCGAAGCCGACATGAGGGCCAAACGGGAGACCTCTCGGGTGTTATCCACCACGGTCGTTTCGGTGTCGATTGCTATCAGGTCCGTCCGACTGAATGCCGTTTGACCGTCCCACACGACCCAAGGATTACCGACTACTGAAGGTGTAGGAATAGTTATCGGAGGCAGTCTCGTCGCCCCGGGACCTGAGGTTGTGCATAGAGAAGAAAGCATCGGCCAATCCCCAATATACCTCAAACGGCATGACCACCAGGGGCTCCTTCCGATCGGACACCAGAAAGAGCAGGTCGTTACCCTCCAGCCACTCTGACACCATACCCCATCCCTGTCCCCCTCCTCGGCACTTAACCTCTGCCTTTAAGTCTCGTTCCGGATACCCCCACCCCACAATCAAATCCCCCTCAAACCCCTCACAAGCCCCGGACAAGGGCACCCGTCGGGCCGGGAGACCGGCCTCTATGTGCCGACGGATGATTTGCCGTTCGGCTCGGTAGCCCTTGTCCCTACTTTTCTTTCCCACCGGATGTGCCCTCCCACAGAAATGCCCTAAACGAAACTACCTTTCGGCCGACACGAACTCCTTAAATGGGACGGTACACAGCGGTTTAGGCTCTCCCGGGATCCTTGATTTAAGTTTGGACAGATAATCATCCAGTCCGTTCCCGTACATCGAGTCCCATGTCTCCACATACACGGCCAGGGGGGTTTTATCTGTGATGTACTTACCACAACGCACCAAGTTGTCCCATACCGCCGGCTTAGTCTTCCAGTCCATGTCGAAGGCCAGACGAACCGCATATATTCCGGCCACAAATATCTCCGACATGGCCTTCTCCCATCCTGTCACCCCAGCTATTCCCACCGTTCGTATTGTCCCCGCTTCCAAAAACATAACCACGTCGGCCTTTAGCGGTCCCTCAACCACCCGAACTGTGTGGGAATTCGGGGACCGACCCGACACGGAAAGGGCCCAATGGCACGGGGAACCAGACGAAAATGAGGGAGAGGAGACCCATTCGTACTTTCCACGAACGCCCTGGTCGTCCGGACGAACCTTCAAGGCCCGAATAAGACCCAGACGGTCTCTGACGGGAATCAATAGTCCGGGCGGGCACTTCAGCCACCGACCCTCCGAACAAAACCCCGGCACGCACCACAGCGACTCTTTCCATTTTTCCAACAACCGAGGAACGGCCTGCTGGCCCTCAAAGAAAGAAAAAGTCCGATATTTGTTGGCGGCTATCTGACAAACGTCAAGCCCTCGTCTTTTCAGTCCGTCACAATGTGTGTCCGACAGAGACAGGCAATCCAACAAGTCGTTATACACCCCGGACCGATCGGAACAAGAGAGGGGGGGGTGGTAAGTTTCCACCGGGAACGCCGGTGTACTCCTAATCACGGAGTTGCCCCCCCCTCTTGCTACAAATAGATCTTTGAAGCCTAGTCCTAAGGCCTTTAGGACCTCCCGCGTCTTGCAGCCGGCAAAGCAGTGCATCAGGACCGTCCGTCCGTCGTCTCCCATTGACACGTGAAGGGACGGCTTGTCGTCGGGGTGACACGGACACCTGACCTTCCACCCCTCACACGGGACCGGCCGGTCGGGGTCCCGCTCAATGCACAGCTTATCAAATACCCCCATGACCCTGTCCCCCTAGAACGGAATGTTGGCGGCCGGAACCGGCGGGTTTTCCTTAATGTGCTGTTGATATGCCTCGGAAAACAAGTTGTCGAAGTTTTCCCCCTGGTCCGGGGTCAACGGGACGAATGACCGACGGCGGGCCACCTGGAATTTCTCCCTCATCTTGTCTCGATATTCTTCGTGGGTGCACGACACCAAGACCTCCGTGCCCTCAAAGTTGTAAGCCGTGCCGGACGTTGGGTCCAGGTCGGCACGAGACAGGTGCTCCCGGTCGTATCCGATGTACCGCAGCTCGGAGAACACCCGCTCCTGAGTGTTGGGGGTTAGGGCCATATAGAGGGTCCGAATAAGGGGCCGTTCCGTGTTGGTGAACCCCATTTTCGGGTCGTCTTCGTTGTTGGCCCGCTGATCTATCCTCAGATCAAAATAAATCTGGAACGTCCCGGTCTTGGCCCGTGTGATGCCCCAAGAACGTATCTTGGCCTTGTACAGGCCCTCTGGCGTCAACGACATTACTAGTTCCCTCCCTTACTGGCCGGATTGGCGGCCATTAGTTCAAGAGCCTTTTCCGCTTGTTCGGCGGTCATGAATGATATGGCCGTCACACCAAAATGCTTTACAATGGCCTTCGTGTCCGCCCCGACACGGTCGGCCTCGTCCAACACCCTACGAATCAATTCCTGTCGAGACCTCTCCTCGACCTCCGTCCCCCTCACGACCTCGGCCTCGACCGCCGCGGCCCCGGGTATGGTATCTATTTCAGTTTCATCGAGATACCCCAGGCCACACAGGGCCAGAGTAACTCGACGGGCCGCCTTCGTTTGAGCCTTCATGATGGCATTGGCCAGGTTGTTTCCCTTCAGGGGCTCTCCGGCGTCCTTCCTTGTGTTACCCTTGCTGTCCTTCTCTGGAACCACCACAGACACCACCCCCAAGGCCTCGTCATACCGACCGTCCGGCATCGTAGCTCTTGACCGAACCGTCAGGACCCCATTGGGCCAGTCGAACGACTGTTCTAGTATCTCCACTGACACTCGATGGGCCTTCCGCAGCTGGTCGGCGGCGTCCTTCCTAGCATAGAGGACCATCCGGCCGTCCAACATCAGGAACTCAAACGGCCGAGTCAGTGGATTCAGGCCGGCCGACTCACACACCCGAAAGTAATACTTGACACGTTCGGCCACGGCCAGGGAGGCCAGGTCCCCCCGGATGATCACCTTCTCGATCAGTTCCGCCCCCCCTCTCTCCTGGGGGGGCACCGCAATGTCGGTCCCCACTAGCCACCTCCACACACAAAGAAGACCACCGGAGACTTCCGATCAGTCTTGATAACCTTCGGGGCCGCCCACGACGCCACCTCGCCCTCGTCCCCTAAGGACCGGGATCCCTCAATCTCCTTCTGCACGACCTTTTTGGCCGTCTCCGGGTCCGGGGCCAAAGCCACGGCCATGCCGGACGTGTAATCCGTCAACACGCCCTCCCACACGTACAGGTTCATGTTCCCTCCCGCATATAAACAGAATCAAACAATTTAGCCCTCCCCTCCAACCTCATAGTCCGCCGGCTGATTCGACACGTGGGAGATAACCGAACCACTTCCGAACCCCGTTTCCAACCACCAGGCCACCGTTTCCTCCCCGCGGTGAAGCGGCCGGATATACTGATTGAAGTACCGGCCCCGGTCCCCTTCGGCCCGCACCAGGGCCGCATACATGTCGGACCCAACCGTGCGATAGAGATACGTCCTTCCGCTCGGAAACGTCAGGTACATGCCGTCCTCTGCCACGTACCACATATTTCCGATACACGACGAATTACCGAACATGCTTCCCTCCCTTCCTAACCGGCATTGCCGCCGTCATCACATTGGCCATCTCCGACGGGGTCGTCTGAACCTCCCGATCTAGATACCCGCTGTCTTCCATTTCCTTGTACGCCCGCTCACAGTGTCGCAGGCAGTACCGATAGCCCGGCACCGACGTTCGATTACATGGTACACCGTCGAGGTTAGATTTGAAAGTACATGTCTTTTCACGTCCTTCCTTCACTACTGGAAGTTCCATTATACGCCCTACCTACTCGGTGTCAAGGTCAGTCGCCAGAGACGTAACCGGGGCAGAAGTTCTTCACGGTACACCCCCTAGTCACACTCGGCCCTAACGAACCGGACCAACCACCCGATGAAAATCCGGGCCGCCACGACGGCGACCACCCACGACAAAATGATCGTCAAAACATCCATGGTCTTGCCCCTCCCCTAGGTAGTATACGGGGGAAGGCAAGGATTTTTCACTCCCTTTCAGAAAATTCCGGTAACCCGGCCGTAGACAAAGACCCCCTGGGCCACCACCCCGACGTACACGACGTTGAGGACCAACAGGGTGACCACGACGAACCATTCCCGTCCCCGATCTTCAAACAAATACCAGAAGATCCCAAAACTGAACCCCAGGCCCCCAAACTTTAGGACCGCCACGGCCAACCACCCACCCCACCCAAGGACCCACACGACCGCCGGGTTCAGCTCCATGGCCCGGTACTCCCCTCCCTCGGGGGCACCGAGGGCCGCCTTAGTTAGGCTAAGGTCGGCACAGGACAAAAGCGCCAAAGAACACATCAACAAGAAAAAAGCCATTCTCATTTCTTTCCTCCCCAGACCTCCTCGATTGTGCTGCAAATCATCCAGGAAACAAGCAAGACCACGGTCAGAATAGGACACATCCATCCAGAAATAGCCTCAACCATTGCCTTTGCCTCCCGCTAATACCGAGTCCCAAAACTCAGTCTCTCTGGCCACCAACTCTTTCAGGTACACCGGGTCGGAGCGGACCACCACCAGGGCGGCCCGCTCCGACCGACAAAAAGTCGTGGACTCCGAATAGGACCAGTAGTGGAGCAAGTCCAGGCCGGTCACGGACAACAGGTGTTGGACCTGGGGCCAGTAGTGGGGGGGCACCTGCCCCCCCACGGCCACGGCATGATCGTACTTGTTGACGGCCTTGAACTCCTGAACGATCTTGTCGTCCATAGACAACCCGTCTAAGCTGCCCCGTTGCCAATCCCGGTCGTCGTGGATGACACACACGGGGCGACACCGTATCCCGGTCAGGTCCGTGTACAGCTGACGGGCCGTCGGCTCCAACCGTACCCCACGGGCCATGGCCGCATTCTTCCCGTCTGACAGCCCCCCCTGTCGTTTGGTTTTCCACTTGCCGGCCCGTAACTGCTTTTTCTTCTTCTCTAACAACTCTTCGGCCGTCTGGTATGGACTCGCTCCCATTATGACTGGGGCGTCCGACCCCCCCAGGCCGGCCGACCGCCACTCCACCCATTCGTCGGACCGCTGGTCGAGGTCAACAATTCTCACAGTTCCCCCCTAGCCTTTAGTTTGCAGTCCACGACCACCAACAACAAAAGCCAAACCACCTGGAAGGCCACCACGACCCAAGCGGTCACATTCCGCCCATAGTAGGAGAGAAACAAGACAAGGAGCCATCCCATAAGACAGGACAGTGAAAGTACACACGACAAAACCCTTAGCATTGTTGCCCCCTTAAAACCTGGCGTCCCCCGGATGAAACAGAGCGACCCTGGCCATAGCCCGTCGGCACAGTACCTTAATTTTGGCTTCTGTGCCCGGCCGTGTCAGGGTCGGTCCGTCCGGATCGGACACGTCCTGGATGGACGTGTCCCAAGGCCGATGGCTGCCTAGGTTGTGGTGTGTTCCATAGACACACCGCAGGTCCAGCATGTTTTTTGAGATTAACATGCCGACCAGTATACCTACTTTGGAGGGGTTTGTCCAGCCGAGTTGGACGGCAAATTCGACAGCAAGGAGACAATCTGCTGCAAGACGGCCTGCAAGTTCGCTAGTCCCCCCGGCACAGCATTATCCAGGGCCGACCGGAGACCGAACAGGCCCAGGGCCTGAAAACCGGCCAGGACCGCCCCGGCATAGTTCCCCTGGGTCGCATCGAAAACGGCCAACCCGGCCAACCCCAGGGCCGCCAGATAGGTCTTGCTTCCGTTCAATGGGGCCAACAGGTTCAACAAGAACTGAATCAACATGGTTGTCCTTTCCTCACTTGGCCGGAACCGGCGGCTGTTTCAATAAGAGATACCCCAGGCCGGCCAGGCCGGCCCACAGCCACCACGGAATCTTAGACAAGTCCAGACCGCCCCCGCCGGTCGGGGCCGGAGACGGATCGGCCTCCTTCCGCAAGTCCGGGTCCCCGTGTGGGTTATACTTCGGATCGGCCCGACGAAGGGCCACGGCCAGACCGTCGGCCCCGTCTCGGTAATCGTCCTGCCGATGGAGGACCTTGCCATCCGGGGTCTGTACATATATCGTGGGGTGCCCCTGGGTCACGAACCCGCAGGACATTTCCCACCGGGTCGGGTCGTAGTCCTGAATCACCAACCGGCCCTTGTATTTTGTCAAGAGCGGGTTGGTGTCGATGTCCGACAATACCGGCTTCCGTTCGGCCTCGGGACCAATCACCGTCAACCGGAGAAACCCCGAATCGTCCGTAATAGTTGGATCGTCCATCAGGTCAAGGGCTTCCTTCTCCGTGATGGTCTTTCCGTCATAGATGTATCGTTCCCGTTCCGGATGCAAACGGTCGGCCTCAACCCCATAATTAGGGGTGTGGCGGGCCTCGTCCCTCCCAAGGTCCTGAACGGTCTTATGGTCATCGGCACACGTACAGGCGGGATTACACTTCGTGCCGTTTTCCTTGCAGCGACAATCCTTGCCGCAAGTACAACCGGCGGAACACTTACAGCCACACGGACACGGGTCCGCCTTCGTTTGACGGCAACATAGACACTCCTCGGGGTCCTTATCACACCAGGGCGGGCAGCTGGCCGTCTCGGCCCAGCCGTTGGTCCCAATCACGTCCCGGACCCTGAAGTCGCCGGTAGACGACTTCCAAGCCGCCACGGGCACATCGTCACGAAAGAAGAACTGCCAGCCCTCGGGGGCCTTGACCCATCCCTCACGAAGGACCACCGACACGGCCGGGGCCTCGACCGAGGCACAGCCCGACCCCCATGAGGCCACCGCTGATTCAACCGTGGCCGTCACGGCCACATACGAAAAAAGAAACCATAACGACCATCGAAACATCACAAACCTCCTAAAGTGTATCAAAATTGAACATGCCCTAGAACGTTCCCAGACCGCCTAGGACACGTCCGGCGACCCCCCATGACCGTTTCCCCTCTAGTTGTGTGGAGGGGGCGGCGGCGGGTTGCCCAGCAACACCACGACCCATCCGCCATCCTCCGCCCATCTCTGTTCGGCCTCGGCCGGGGTCATCCACACCAGCTGGTCCTCCTTGATGAAGTTGTTGTCAAGGATGACCGCATACCTGTCCGTCCACAAGATCGTATTGACCATATGGGCGATCCGCCCGCTATAATGACAATCATGGCCGGCATAGGTGATGGACGGCATCCGGGACGTGACCAGGGCCTTCTTGATAAGGTCCGTATTCCGGCCCTCGTATTGGAGGTAGTGTGGCCGGGACACCCCCGCCTCCTGGCACTTCTGGGCAATCATCTTGTCTACCTTCTCGGGATAGCCCCCGCCCGGATGGGACCGCATCCATTTCTGGAAGTCCTCCAGCTGGTAGACGTGTTGCCACCGGGCCGCATGGCCGATCGAGCTGAATACACATAGGCCGGCCCCGTCCGAACCACCGACGTTCTCGGTCCGCTGGGACACCGGAAAGTCGATCTGTACCTGGGTGCCGTCGGCGGCCTGCGGACCACCCTCGACGGTCTTGCCCCACAAAAGGGCCTGTGGATCGGTCGTAACTACGGTAATCGACTGATCGGGCAAGAGAGGCCGAACGAAGTGGCGGAACAAGCCGGCGAGGCTGACGACCACCACGGTCGTAAGGCAGATGCCCCGGAGGAAAGGTTTCATACTCTTCCTTTACGTAGGTACATCTGTCGTGACGTGACGGGAGTAAACTGATTATACACAGTGGGTCGGGGGGCTGTCAAGGTCAGTTTTGAGTTATCCCGCATGGTCAACTTTTCTGACCCCGAACTCTCCGGACACTAGGGTAAAGGCGGCCGCAAGGCCCAAGCCACTGCCCCTAATGTTTCCTCCCGACATTGTGAAGGTAATGACGTCGTTCACGGAAAGCTGAGTTTCGATGAGCGACTGAACGGTGGCTAGGACACTAGGAGGACCGCCCGAGGGAATGAGGGGAGTGTACGTGGTGCACTCTAACGTGTCGAGAGGGGAGCCATTTTTGAGTATTTGCCCAAAGAGGACGGAGGCAAAAGTTGTTGAGGACGGCTGAGTAGCGGCCGCCACGAACCAAACAAGATACTTACCGGCCGTAAGTATCTTCAGGCCGTTAGTAACTGTGGAAACCCCTACGGCATATTCCACCATGCCGACGGCCATTACGGTGTCGACCGTGCTTATGGAGGTAGATGGGGTCAGGATGGCCACGGCCCCAATGTCGGAGCCCCCGCCGCCACCCGTATCGGTGTCCGTGATGACCGCTTCGTTCGGGTTTCCTGTCCCGCTGACCTCCAGGTTCGGGCTGACGACCGTAATGAGGTTGACATTACTGACGGTGTGTCCGTCGGTGTCACGGACCGTAAGGTCAAAAGTCCCTGGGGTGCCTGTTGGGGGAGTGATAGACTCGATGATGTCGTTGAACTGTCCCCGTTGTATGCGGACCGTTAGGGCCGACCGTTGGGTCTCATCTTTACTATAGTCCCAGTCGATAGACTGGTCATAGCCGGTGGGGACCCAGGGGCTCAACCGATTAACTACGAGGTCTAGGTCCCCCAGCTGCCACTGGAGCCAATCACCGGCAAATTGTTCGGCCAGGGTGGTCAGGGCGGTAAGGTTGGTGGTGGTGCCGGTGACTATGACAGCCAGGGTCGGGTAGAAGAAACTCTTGGTGTGGCCGTTGGGAGTTACGTCGGTTAGTTGGTCTAGGGCAAGGCTGGACGTCGTGACCTGTACGGGTAGCAGGAGGGGCGAGGGGCTGCCGTCCACGGTCTCCGGGAACAGGAGCTGAACGTTGGTCGGTATGAGCCCGTCAAGGTCCGTCGGTTGGTCCGGTGGACTGGCCCAGCCAAAGGCTCCCCCAGCATGCTGGGAAGATATTTGAGTGACGTTAAAGTCGTCTTGAACTATGGCGGACTCGGGACGCTGTACCCATATCGTGCCGTCAAGTTGTCGGGTGACTCTGGCCCCAACCAAATAGGCCAGATAATCGAAGGCATTGGCCGTGGTCGAGAACGGGTCGATGACCCCCGCCGCCGGGGTGCCATAGGCTGCGGGGATGGGGTCGATGATAGAATTGGGGTTACCAATGGACGTTAGGCACACGTTTAGGAGGTCTAGCCATGTAGTGGTCCCGAGGACGAAAGTAAACTGATCGACATTGGAGTACCACCAAAAGTAACGGTCGTCCACTAGGGTCAGTAAGAACAGTCCGTTGGCATCTCCCTCGGCCCCCAGGTCCTGTAGGGGTCGGGGGGGAAGGAAAAACATGTCGGTGACGACCGTGTTGGGCAGTGGGTTCCCTCCTGTGTCCAGGCCGTCTCCCATTACCAGTGTGTGTGGGGAATAGTCGTTAGGGGAGAAAGAGGCCCGTATGGCCTCTAATTGGTCGAGAGACACCAGGAAGTGGGCCGAGGCCCATTGCCTTGCCCCGACCGGCCAATGTAATCGGCCCGCTTTGATTTTTGGGGTGGGGTCGGGCGGCCAGAACGTAAAGGCATGCACTCCGTGGGGGACGGCCGACGGGAGGGAAAACTCATATACGTCCCGAGTCGAAACATTTTCCTCTATCCAGGCTTCCCAGGTCGGGTCAGAGATTCCCAGAGGGATTCCGTTGTATGTCAACATTATAGAGGGAAGTTAGGGTCGGGCGGTTGGGTCAGGGGCAGGATGTAGGCCAGATTAACCTGAATGATTGAGTGGCCCCAGCCGGGCTCGTCCTCGTCTGTCTCCGCATTGTCGGTGTTGGCCAGGTGTAGGGGACGGTCCACCAGCCAATTGCCGTCCGTGTCGGTCGGTTGAAAGTTTTGTAGGGCATCACACACAGACTCTTCCAAGACAAAGTGGCCGAGGGTCTTGTCTTTGATCCAGGTCGAATCCCGATCTGGCTCGTCCAGGGCCAGACGGGTCAGGACACGAACGTGCAGGGTCCGTTCCACCCGAGTGTCAATGCGGCCCCCCGGCACGGCTATCTCCTGGAACACCCTAAAGCCGCCCGGACGAATTTGGATTACATGGTCCCCGATATAATTAGGGGGGACGGACCGGCACACGGAGAACACGGCCGACGTGTCTAGGCCCGTCACGGACACAATACGAGCCTCAATGAGGGGCAGTATGTCGGTCAGGCTCGCCCTAACCACGGTGGCCACGGCTTACTCCCGCTCGGGATAGCAGAACTTGTACTCGGTGTCCTCGTCGGGGGTGTCTTCCCCCTTTCGTCTATCTCGTTTCTCTTCCATTTCCTTGAAGGTACCGAGGTCGAGTTCCTTGTCGAGGTCCTGTTTCCACTTCTCAAGGTCTAGTTTTTTCATAGTTAGGCCACCAGAGAGTCAGAGATGGTAGGGGATCCGGCCGAAGGGATCTTCAGTCCACGGGACCGAAGACCCAACATCCGCTCCAACAAGAGAGCCCACTTGCTGGAGTAGTTGTTGGCGACCCCCAGAGTGAAACGGTCCCCTAGGGCAAAGGGGGTCGTGCCCGAGAAGAGACGGAACTTGGGACCGCCCGCATAGAGGTTTGTGGCCTGGGCAAAGCCGAAGCGGTCCAGATACATCGTGGAGCCGCTAGATAGGGCCGTAGTGAGGGTGAATCGTACCCCGTAGGTGGCCGGCAAGACGGCCGGGGTCCTAAAGACCCCGTGGTGAGACACGAAAGAACCGGTCGTACCGGACAGGGTGATGGTGAAGCTGTTGGGGTTTCCGGCCGCATCGTTTATGACGGCCCCGCCGGACTCGTTTACCAGGGCCACCCTTAGGACCCCGGCGGCCGGAATGGTGACCATTTTCAGCCAGAAATTACAGATGTAGGTGGTGAGGGGCATTAACTTAGCATGGGTGCCGCCCACCGAGTTGAACTGTTGGTCGAGGGCCGTGTTAGTGGCTCCGCCGACGAACCCCACCGAGGCGGCCCCGTCGTAGACGTTGCCTCCGGTCCCCTGGACCAAATCGGTCCCGGCCACCCCCGTGACCAGCGTCCAACGGTCCGGCACGTTGGGTGTGGTCACGAAGGTGTCGAAACCGCTATTGAAGAGACGGTTGTTTGTCGGAGAGTTGTTCACGGTCCCGTCGATAGCCGTATCGACCAGAGACGTACCGCTGCCGAGAGGCCAGGACCAGTCTAGGACGTCGGCCTGGGCCGCCGGGCCGACCAAAGAGAAGTTCTCCCGGCCGGACACGGCCGTCCCACTGAAAGAATCGTTAGACACGACGGCGGGGACGTTCTCATTGAACAAGTAGTCGAGGGTGCCACCGTCGTCGTCCGTGACCGTGGCCACACAGACCCCGTCCCCTACGTTGCTGCCCCCGGCCGTGACCGTGACGGAGACGGTCGGGCGGGACACAGAGTCTGACGAGGTCTTCATCTGTGAGATGAGGACCGGCAGGGCCGTTGAAAGGCTTTGGGTGGGCAGGGGCACGTCATCGTTGGTCATCGTAACGATCGTGTTTTGGAACAGGGTCTGAAGGTAGGACAACAAGGCCTTGTGTACCCCCCGGTAGGCGTCTCGGGACGAGTACAGGCGGTCGATAAGGAACTGGTCCGGAGGAGACAAGTATTGGGCCGACAGGTTGTCCACCCCGGTCCCGATGGACACAATGTTGGCGGCCGACAGGTTGGCGGTCCCCCGGAAGCTGTTCACGGAGTTAAGGACGGCTCCATTCTTTCCCTCACGAGTAAAAAGGCCGCCGGTGCCAAGTAAAGGAATGGTCATTAATAGCTCTCGGGTTAGGGGGCAATTAGATCAGATGTGTCGTTGTCGTCCAGGACATAGGTGTCGAACTGTCCCGTCAGGGCCGGTATGTTGCCCATAGGCAGTTCGTCTCCGGTTATTAGAGGGGTTAGCAGGAGATAGGTGTAGACCCCCGTGACCCCATATTCGACGTTGCTGCCGTCGGCCGTAGGCTGGGGGGCCGATGGGGTGATGATGGCGGACTCTAACACCTGGTCGGTAGTGTCGGGGTCAATGGCGGGGACTACCGGTCGTTTAGACTTTCTAGTTATCGAAAAAGTGATGATTTTACGACCAATTGCCGCATGAAGTTTAACGAGTTCACACGGTCCCGGTGCCGCCGTCCCTACTGACAATTGCCGATAACCGTTGTCCATCTGGTAGGACGTTTCTAGTTGGTACGAACTGTACGGGGCCTGACCTTGATCGGACGTGAAGAGACCAGAGAAGGTATTATTGATGATGGTCATTAAACCACCGGTAAGTTGAAGTTTGGGTCGAGGTCCTGGGCCAGGTCGTCGGCCGCCGGGACGGGAATTTGGCAGTCTCCCGCTAGGGCCGAGGTCATGATGTCAAGGGGGGCGGGTATGGGAAACCGTTCCGAGGGGGGCAATTGAGGAGAGGGCTGATTTGCAAATCCTTGAGTGATGAACCCCTGAGCGTCCACAATTTCATCGTCAAGCACCCTACTGAATGGCCCCCCCGCCGGAGCAAAGAGGTCAATCACGGGGTTGAAGGGTTTATCGAAGAAACCGCCGATGGCTTGGGTGGCCAAGAAGGAGAACGTACCCAGTTGAATGCTGAACTCTCCCTCTACATATGTCCCCATCGTGTCATGGGACATATGATAGCTGAACCCCGCTACGAGCTGGTTGGTGATGCCGGCCACCCGGGCATTAGCCACCCGAAGCATCAAGTTGTACAAATCTTGGGTATTTGCTGAGGGGTCCCCATAGACTCGTATCCTGATGGTATACGACCAGACCGGCAGGGTAGCGGCCGCAAAGATCGGCTTTTGTAGACGCTTGGGAAGTTCCTGGGCGGCAATCAGACCCGCATTGATGAAGAAGTCTAAAAAGGCCATTGGCTATACCGGGACAATGGGGACCTTAGCGACTGCCGCCGCCGCCGCCCCCACCCCGCTTACGGCTCCGGCCTCGGAGGCAACGGCCCCACCGGTCATGGGGACGGGAGGCAAGGCGGGACGTGGGGCGGGGAACGACGGGGGGACATTTGACCGGGTCGGGGCGGTACGAAGGGACCGGGGACGAACCGGAGGCTGACGGCCGGCCAAGGCCCCCGAGGGGTTGTAATAGGCCACCTCTTGAGCCCGATCACGTAATCGAGTCAATTGGTTGTTGGCAACGCCCAGGGCCTTCATGATGGCCCCCTCCAGACCAATATGTTGAGCGTCCACGGACTCGACGACCTCTAGCCGAGCCACCCCGGGAGTAACCCCCTGAATTAGGGTACGTGACAGGAATCGGTCCACAAAGGAATAGCTGATCGACACCCCGTCCTCGCTGGCTGACAACCTCAGACTGTCTCGTTTCCAATCGTTCGGAAGAGGTATAATAATCCAGGAACGATAGTTGTCTGGTTGGGTGTCGAGGAGGGCCAGACGGTCGGAACGGAAGATGGCCAGGCCCTGCACGGCACGAACGGGATATAGGTCCCGGTCGTAGGTTTCCACCATAGACCACCGATTGGACAGTAACACAGGGGGTTGTCCGGGGGAAACTATGGTGTCTGTGGACAGGGAGCACTCATTGACATCAGTTTGGACTGCATAATCTACCAAAAATGTCTTATTTCCCGTGGCCGCTGTGACATTACAATATAGGGGAATCGGACCCTGATTGGCATCTCCGATGTCGTCCGGGACCTGCACTGACCCCAAAGGAAAGTATTGAATGGGGTCAGTATTAGGTATCGGCACCTGTAGGTTCTGGTCCGGCACCTGAAGGACGTTCTGACCCCCGACGACATACTCAAGAGGCTTCCGGGGCTGCATCAAGGCATGACGGACGGACCTGTCCGTTTGGGCCCCGGAGGCTAGGGGGACAGATGCCGGCGGGAAACTCTCTCCGGTCACGGTTAGCCCAGAGGCCGGCAGCACATAGGACGTGACCCGTGGGTTGTAACAGGCCCGCAGGCGGAACGTGTGTCGTGTATACAGATAGTCCGGGCCGTTCCAGATGGCCCGCTTCTCATAGGGGGCCATTACCAAAACGTCCAACTCGATACCGTTGTACCTGAACGTGGACATTACCAGCTCGGGCGGGAGGAGTTTACCGGCAGAGACAACAACGGGTCCGTCGATACGTCAGCTTCGTAGTGTTCGGGGGGTCCCTGGTCCGTCTCCATGTAGGGCTCGGGACCCTGAAGGGCCCCAAGAGAGTCAATGGATCGGGCCAATTGAGACAAAATAATGTGAAGGCCGCCACCGTCGGGGAGAGCCAGGCCCGACACCGGAGGCGGGGCGGCCGGCAACAACGGCAGGGATGGAGACACCGAAGGCGAGGGCGGCAATAGTCGTGGACGTGACGGGGAGGTCGGGGCCGACAACAAGACGGGAGCGGGGACCGGCCGGAGGGCTGGAAGTGATGGGACTAGACCACGACCGGCGGGATGAGTCTCGGGAAGGGAAGGGACCGTCGGAACGGCCGGGACCGATCGGGACAGGGGACGGACGTTCAGATGGGAGCGGGTAAGATACCGGGACGGCAGGGCCGGGACCGTCGGCGGCGGGGGTTGAGTCGTTCCCCTCGTCACGTCCGGGACCTCCCGCCGTTGTGTCCGAAAACGGCCCTTGGCCTCCCTCGTGGACGGGGGCGGCGGGGCGGGCCGCAAGGCCGGCAATGGCGGCAGGGGTCTAGACGACACGGCCCCCAGCGGTTTAATGGCGGCTGAGGGCCTCTTGATAGACTCGTGCGGCATGGAGGGAGTAGGCCAGCTCGTCGGCCTCCTCGGGGCTGTCACAAATAAGGGAGATTAGATCGCGGCCGGGGGCATGCCCCCCTAGGGACAGGTCCAGGGCCTCCTTGAGGGACCAGGTCAACAAGGCCCGCTGGCGGGGAAGGTTCAACCACAACTGAACAAATTCATCAAACGACAGCGGTTCGGGGTGTACGGTCGGGCCGTAGACGGCCAACATGTCGGCCAGGTCCCGGCCCGTTAGTCTTTTTTTTCCAGCCACTCATTGAAGGTGGCCAGGACGGACAAGGCCTCGTCCTCTGTGGCCCCCTGTCCGGTCTGAGGGTCTAGGGGCAACAGGTCGAAGGCCTCGGTGGCCGCCCGGGCCAGCTTCTCCGTGGCCACCGCCGCCACCTGGTAATTGGGGTCTTTAGAGTCGCTGATGACCTTGTTTGGGTCGCCCTTAAGGGCCACGGTCAATCGTCTATGAATTTTTAGAGGATCGCCGTAGACCAGACGACTTCCGTTGTGGTACGGACCGAAGATTTTCCTCGTCCCCGACATCCGCTTCCCTCCCGTATGGTTAGGTGATGGTGGCTCCGGCCAGGTCCGACAAATCACTGTCACACAGAGTAAACCCCAGCGGAGAAGTAGTGACAGTACGAATGCAATGGAACGGCATCAACACTTTGTACGGGTTGGTGCCCAACTGGTTGTGGTCGTCCGGACCAATGGGTACGGCCTGGAAGAACCGATAACCGGCCGGCAGGTCATTCATGGAGGCCTTACCGACGATCCCGCTAATGTTTGGGGACAATGGAGAGTACGGAAAGGCCAAATAGAGGATGGGGTTCTGGCCCTCCGACATCATGAAGGTGCCTATGTCGTCCGGTCCGTCTATGCCTTCCCCGCCGGCCGTTCTAGTAAGTGTAAGGCGGGCCGAGACCCGTCTTCGGACCGTCTCGCTCCACCTAGTCAAGTCCAAAAAGACAAAGGCCTCCTCCGACTGAAACATCAGGTCGTAGGGGATAAGCTGTCCCGCCAAGTCGTTGAAAATGGGAGAGAAGGCCGGTCGGAACTTGATGTTGGGGGTGTGTTCGGTCGTCCCCAAAAAGCTGACGGCCGTGTCCCCCGGAAACTTCAGATAGGACAAACAGGGGCCGGTACAGTAGGGCTGTGCCATGTATGGGTCCTTATGGGGGACTACCCCCGCTTGATGCCGACCGTCTCGTCAAGAACTCCAAAGTAGCGGTAGCCGCGGTCCGTGACCAGGTTTGCCTGCTCCAGCGGCTGTCGTATACGTTCCGTGTGGACCCCGGCCTCCTGGGTCTCTAGGAACGGCAGGATTTGTTCCCCACGGGACAGGGCCACATAGGTCTCATGGGCGGCCTTGACCCGTTCGGGCATGTTGGCCCGACGGTCGGGACGACGGTCGTACAACAGGTACATGGCCCCGTCCGCTACCAGCCGTGCCAGGAAGGCGGCCCCGTTGCCGGGGGTGGCGGCCAGGTTAAGGAGGTCCTGGATCTGGTATCTCTGTCCTTTAATGATCATCGATTCCAACCATCCGCTGGCCTCGGCCAGTACCGTGTCGGGATTGGTAATCGGATTGAACGTCAGGGCCGTGGTGACCTGGCTGGGGGTCAACCGGACGTTGTTATCAGAGAGAAGGTCCCCTACCGTCCGCACGTCGTACCGTTTAAGGAACTGGGCGGGCGAACAGTAGGGGGCCGACCCGGTAATGGGGGTGAGGGGCATGGTCTACGATAGGATATGGGTCATGATGTATACGGACACCGGAGACACCATACGAACGTCGTTGTCCTCGACGACCCGGCCGGCTGTCCGTCGGTTGTCCGGGTCGTCCTTGGTTTCGGCCGTCATTTCCTCATATGCAAACACGTGAATACCAGAAAAGGACGGAGCCCCTTCGACCCCGACTAGCTGGCCGGGACGGGCCAACATAGTGAGAGAATTGCTGGACTTGGCATAGCCGGTCGTGAGGCTAGCGGCCCCCTTCCTCGACGTGACCCGGACACAGTCCTCGATGGACAGCTTGAAACCATACAACTGGTCCGGCAGGCCCCAGGCCCCGTTCTGGGACTTAACGTCCCCCCGAACCTGGGCCAGGGCAAAAGGAGACTCTTTGAGATAGGTGTGGACCTCCTGGGTCCTACCAAACGGGTCGGCCGTCTCGGGGGACATGACCACCACCAGGTCCTTGGGCTGGACGACCCCCAGGGTGTCCTTCTGGATCTGAATGGCCATGAAGTTGAAGGCTTGCTTAATGACCGGGTTAGTGGGGGAGCCGGCCGTCAGGAGCCCGCCGGTCGTGGCGGTGGCGGTTGAGGTGTGGGAGGCGGCCACCTGGGTCGTGTCCTCCAGGACCTTAATGACCTTGACGGTGCGGCCGGTCATGGCCTGTTGGGCCGCCATGGCCGCATGGTAGGCCACGATCTTCCAGGCAGCCTGGTCCACGGCTTTGTAGCCGAGACGGAAGGGGAAAGCATACCTGAAGGTCGCATACTGTTCAAACTCATGCGACTCGGTGTTCCATTCCCCGGTCGGGGCATCGTGGGCGTCCGGCCAGATGAAGTCGGCCAGGTCCGTCGAGAGGACACGGGCGGCATTCTCCGGAGTGATCCGGAGGTAATAGCCGGTGCCGAATTTGACTGGGGTGAGGGTGACGTACTGGTTGACGGCAAAGTCTTTTACGTTCCGGCTGTACGACACCACCAGGTTCCCGGTGGCATCGAACGAGGGGACATAGGTGTTGCCGGGATTGCCGGCCGGGAAGCCTACTGACATCGTGGAAATACCTTTGTGAGATGGGGGAAGTGGAAAATATCGAAGTGACTTGGGCGACCCCTAGCCGGGGCGGGGAGGAGGCCCCGGACTAGGGGAGTGGGGAGGGGACTAAGTGGCGGTGATGTATCCGACGTTAACGACGACCCGGCACAGTTCCCCGGCGTTGGCGGTCTCCAGGGCCACAGCCCCGTATGCCTTGGCCGTGGTGCCGGACTTGGCCACCGTGACCCCCTGGCCGGTCGTGTCCGGTCCCAACAGGTCACCGATGGTGCAACCGCCCGTACCGATCTTCAGCATGCACACGTCAGCGATGCCGTAGACCTGGACGGTCTGTCCGGTCGAGGCGGCCAGACCCGAGGCCCCCACGACACCGGGGGCATCACGGGTACCGGGCTGAGAGATGCCGGCAATCACAGAGGTAAGATTGGTCGTGACATCGGCCAGAGCGGCCTGGAGGACGTGCGGTTCGGCCAACGGGGTGCCGGTGGTGCCGACCGAGTATTCGACGAATCGACTCGGATTGATGTCACCGTCGGCAATGAAGGCGGGGGCATTCAGAGACATGAGATAGTTTCCAGATCAAAGAGGGAGGAAAAAAGAGACGGGGACGTGACCGGAGCTAGAGGACCTTTTCGGCCCCAGACCGCATCTTGTCGGCCGCATCACTGTAGGAAATATCGTGTTCGGCCGCATACTCGGCAATGGCCATGGCCTCTTGCCGCGACCGCTGAGACATTGACCCTCGACCGGCCGGGGCATCGGCGGGACGGTGGTAGACGGCATTTATCGGGGCACGACTGTACCGCTTTCGGATGCGGTCGAGGTAGGCCTTGTAATCCTTGCCGGATAGCCGGGCGACGGCCGAAAGTTCCTCGGCCAGGTCAAACTGATAGCCCTGGGCGTCGAGGTGCACCAAGTCCTTTTCCCGTTCGGCCCGACGGTATTTGACCTGAAGGTCCCGAATGACCTGGTCACGTTCCTTGTTCTGGGCCTCGATTCGTGCCAGCTTCAGGCGGAGCTGGTCCCGCTGAAGACGGACCGGGTCTACCTGTCGGCCATTGGTTCGGCGGTTGTAAAATTCCACTTCGTGCCTCTGCTTTTTCACTCCCCGCTTGATGCCCGTGCCGGAGGGAGTATAGGTGTTGGAACCCGAGGGGGCACCAGCCCCGGCCGCATATTCGTGATTGAATTCGACCCCCGACCCCGTATAGCCCTCGGCCCGATGGGCGGCCCCGACCGTGTCGTCGGAGGCATAGTCGGACCCGATTTCGCCCCGTTCGGCCTCGGCCCCGGCATTGTTGTTATCAAACTCGGAATCGAATGCCCCATAGGAGTGCTCGTCCCCGTCGGGGTGCTCCACCTCGTTCGGGGGCATCTGCCCTTCTTCGTCTCTTCCCTCCAGGCCGCCACCCTCGGCCATGCCCCCCGCGGGGCCACCCTCACCCTCCCACTCGTCCCCTTCGTGGCCCTCGGGGCCTTCCGCTCCCTCTTCTTCTCCATGTTCCTTCATCAGCTTCTCAAGGTACTTCCAGGCGGCCGTTTCCTGAATGGCGGCCACGACCTTAGAAACAATGTCGTTGTCTTGCGGCATTTTTTGTTCTCCGGGATTTATCCCACCAACGGTGCGGCGGTAGGACAAACCCCCGCCAGATTTTTTGAAGTGCATGAGCCCCAGGTCACGTTCCGGGGCCGTGGCCCCCAGGAAGGCGATGGGGTCTATCTCCCACCGACGAAGCCACAGCTCGGCCGACCGTCGGGGAAACCTTTTTACTAGGTCCAGTTTGTTACGAAAGAGCCGGATGACGGCAAAGACGGCCTTCCGTCCGGTCCGAAGCAACTTCTGCACCTTGAACGGTCCCGCATAGCCCACAATCTCGGGCTGGTCGTGCTCGGTGGCCCCGTCCTTAGTGTGCCCGATGATGATGGGCACGTAGTCCCCCGTCTCTCTGATCCGACGATTGCCGTTCCGGGCGATTCGTTCTAGTTTGTTGGCATCGATCGTGACCAGGGGTTTGCCGGATTCATCAACGAGGGTGTGTTCGTCGATGACCGCCACGGGCACGGGATATTTGATGAGAGGGGGGGACATAAGAGAGGTGTTTATAGGTTACAGTTGTTACCCGTGGTTTGTCAAGACCAATTTGGACGTTTTGTACGATTTATTTTCGGAGGCCCACCGGGGACATTCCCTTGGCCTTTAGGTAAGCATTAAGGATACCCACTGAATTGCTTTCGGGATGCAGGTCGAAATCACAATAGATGGTATGGCCGTGTTCCTTCCAGGCCGCCAGGCCGCCGGGCATTCGGAAAAGTTCATGTATGGTTCGGGCCTTCTTGAAGGGACGAGGTAATTCGATCCTATGGTCCGGCTGTAGTGGACCATCAAACCCCAATAGGGGCCAGGTGTAGTGCCCGTTCGCTACGTGGCTTTCGGCTAGGGACTTTCCACCGACCGCCTGTAGGGTGATAGCCCGAAAGCCGTTATTCAGGGCCGCATGAACCTGTGTGGCCAGCATTTGAGTGCCCAGGCCATGACCCCGCAAGTGACGGGCGATCTGAAGAGAGTCGTTACGTATAACCGGACCGCCCCAGTTCGGGTCATACTCCAGGCGACGGGTCGCATCAAAAACTCCGGGCCATTCCGCCTCTAGCCGTAATCCCTTACTGGTGTGAGTTTGATGGATGGATAGGTGTCCCTCGGATGTGTGAGGGACGGCCGCCAAGGCTCGAAGGTCCCCACGGCCGGGATCATTAAGGCCCCACGACCGAAATAACTCAGAAGCAAACACATCGTCCGGCGGTTCGATGTGGTATCGTACCTTGCCGGGATGACCGAGGTGATAGGGGTCCTCGGGCACCACGGTCCCAGGACGTGACGGGGGGGACAAGGGCCTAATGGGTTTGGGCGGCTTAGGCATGGCGGGGACAGACGTGGCGGCCCCGGCCACCTCCTCGGCGGGCTGGTCCCCTTCGGGCAGGTCAGGCACGACGGACCCCCTTGGACCACAGGCCCTCTAACAGGTGGACCTCGGCGGGGGACAGGTCGGGTTGGTTCGTTCCCGTCCGACGGGGTTTGCTGGCATATTGGGTCGGGGCCTCGGGGACGAATTCCCCCGGCGGGTAGAAGACCCCCCGGCTTATCTGCCCGGTGCCGGCCGGGGCCTGTCGGCGGGCAAGTTTTTTCGGGGACCGGGGCCGCCGGGAAGGAGAAGTACCTTCGGGGGATTTTGGACGGGACGAAAGACCGCCCTCGGTTTGTTTAATGACGTCCCGGTAGGCGGCACGGGCGGTGGCCCGGGTAGGGCCACCAATTGGGTACCCGGTGCCGGAGGTTTCGTGAATTGTGGCATGGTGTTCGGCCGCAAAGGCCGCTACTTTCGGTCTTAATTGTCTGCCCTGGTCCCAAAGGATCACCGTGGCCCCCTTGGGTCCCGGTAGGATGGAACGTAACGGGACCCCGTTTCTAGACAGGGCCTCACGGACTTTTTGTACGTCGGGCTGTCGGGTCGGTATTTCATATACGGAGTCGGGGCCGTCCTCATGACTGTGGAAGGCAATCATCCCCCGCTGCTTCAGGTACTGACCGATGAAGCTGGCCAGATATTTAGAGTGTTCGGGGGTGATGGGGTCGTAGATGGCATGGACCAGGGCATTCTCGGCCCCGCCCTCCCAGTCCCCCACCGCATCCCTCAGCCGGTAGTCCTTAATCCCGGTGCCCTTAAGGACCTGGTGGGCGACCTTGTGGGCCTCTTGTTGGTTGGCCGAGTGGAGGCGATCCAGGGCCTGGTCAAAGGACAGGTCCTGTTCGGTCGAGGGGGAAGCAAAGACCATACCGGCAGGATCGGACCGAGCTAAGCGACTCTTCTGATCGAAGGGCGAACTGGATTGCCTCCGAGCGGCTGCTTCTCTCCTCTTCCGGTCTATTATCTGTTCGTGTCGTTTCTTGGATTCGGTGAACCGAGCGGCCCGGTTGGCAAGTCTCTCAAAAGATGAGCCACTACCCGTGCCGACCGTTCCCCGTTCACCGGGCGGTTCGTTTCGGAGAGAGTGTGCGATCTGAGAAAGTTTTGCAGCCGCTTGGTCAAAGCCGAGGGCGTGGAGTCTATTGACGGCATCGGGATGCTCCGTTAGGTAGGACACAAAATCTCGGGCCTCCCCGACCCGCCCCCGAAAGGCCCGGTCGGCCAGCTCGTCGAGAGATTGTGCTGGGTTGTCTTGTAAAGAGACTAGGGCCTGGAAGCCGGTCCATCCGGCCCCCTGGACGTGGGCGGGGGACCAGTGTTCCCCGGTCTCCTGGGTCAGTCCCTCAGCCGCCTTTCGGGTCAGGTAGGACGAAAAGAGATAGGTAGCCGCCTTTCTCATGTCCTTTGCGGCCAGTCCCTTGTATCGGGATTCCCACATGTCCCCGGTCACGGGGAATAGGTTGCCCATCAGGTTTTGACGGAAGTTATTGGTCTTAAAGGCCCCCGTGCCAGACCCGAGAATGTCCGACCGGCGGGGATCGGCCAGTTCCTCGCCAGTGAATTTTCCCCCCAAGGCGGTTTTAATGCCGGGGATATGTGTAGCAAAGACACCGAAGGACGGCACCCACTCCCCGTTCAATCTCATTTCGGTACTAATAATCTCCCGGCCAGTTCTTGGGTCAACTCTGTCGCTCGGAGTCTTTTTTATGAGGGGCTCGCCGGTCTGTGGGTGGGGCAAGTTACCGGACCGAATGCCCTTAATCATCCGGTCCAGGGCCGGTCCCTGGGGACGACCGTGAAGCTCCCATAGGTGCCACAAGTCGAGGGACCGTATCAGATTGGATAGCACGTCTACTCGGGGGGACGTGGCCGCCAAAAGGGTGGCAAACCGTCCCTTGTCATGGTCGTTGTCAGGAAACAAGTGATGGAGAGCCTCGGCCACGGCCGGATACCAGTTGCGGGCCGACCGACCCACCTTGGCAGCCGTTTTTACGTCTTCGACACGTTCCGGCACGGCCGCCCCTGTCAGATGTTTGTTCAGTTTTTCTGCCGTAGCCTTGGTAAGGCTTCCCATCTCCTCCGGAGAGAAATAGCCGTGGTACAGGGGGTCGATCCAAGAGAAACGGGCCGTTTGCTTCTCCTCGGGGGTCTTCGGACGCCGACCGGCCCGGATAAACCGTCCGGCCGACTGGCGAGCCAGATCCAGAAGACCCATTTCCGGGGCCCTGGCGAGTCGTAGGGGCCGTCCGGACCGCTGAAGGGCCTGGGGGCCACCTTGCGGGGCCGTCGGGGCTCCTTGAGGCCCTGGGGGGCTTCCGGGGGGCATCGGGCCGGGTTGTCCCTCCATCGGGACCCCCGTGGGCAGGGCCCCGACCCCGGCCGGGCTGACCGGGGCTATCTTGGCCAACAGGTTGTGTCCCTTTTCGGGCTCCGACAGACCCAAAATGTCCCGCAATTCGTTTTCGTCGATCGTGCCGCCCATCTCATAGAAAGACCGTGCCCCCTCCAGGATCTCGGCGGCGTTCGGCTTGTTCAGGTCGGACACGAACCGTCCGCAAGGCACCCCCGGATGGTTGTACTTATAGAAAAGCGGCAACAGGTCCTTGGTCAGGGTCTGGTCCAGGTCCGTGGAGTCGTACTTGATGATCCGGGCAAAGGTCTGGTCGTGAAGGTCCGCCACCCCCGAGCCAAGACCGGTCGGGGCCGTGCCAGAGGACAGGTCCTGGCCGAGGATGTATCGACGGATGGCCGCATCGAAGTATTGAGAGATGATAGACTGAATGAGGGCCGCCCCGGCATTGTTGGGTTCTACCCGTTCTACTCCCGGCCCGCCAGTCGAATTGTCCCGATAGCGGGGAAAGAGGATAGAGTTGTTTCGGAACTGCTGTTCGGCCGCATTCCGGACCTCGGTCAAACTCTCCGCGTTTCCGTGTTCGTAGTAGTATATCGTAAAACCTCCGGCCCCGACTCGTTCCAGGTAATCCATCATCCAGGCAATTACCTGAGACTTCAGCCACCACAACCAGTAGACACGGTGTCTGATCCCGACCCCATACACGGCCCCGGCCATCTCCCCCTGAAAGAAATCGGCATCCTCGGGCTCGTGATGGTGGATAATTAGGGTCTCTCTTTCTTCAGGAGAGAAGAAATGAGCCCGGCCCCGGTCGGTAATGGCCCAGTCCCCCGTGTAGGTGGCATGGACCAACAGGCCGACCTGTCCCGAGAACCGAAAGACCAGCTTATCCCCATTGATGGGACGATAGTCCCGAATCCTAAGTCGTTTCTCCCCCGTGTCATAGGACCAACACGGAATCGTCTGCACCCCGTACCGTCCCCACCACACCCCCTCCAGCAACATCCGTCGGAACTGCTGAAAGTTAGGGATGGCCTCGATGTCCTTCGTCACGTCCCCGACGGCCGCCACCTGTCGTTCGTCCTTGTCGTCCTGAGGCTCTATGTGCCAGGCCAGCTGACAGGTGGGCATCTGCCTAGCCCGCAGGGCCTCCATCACGACCCCGTCTCGCCGCATGGCCAAGGCATTGGCCTGGGAGTGTCGGAGGGCCTCATCGAACGTGAACCGATAGGACCGACTGACCAGGTTGGTCAGCTGGGCAAAGGTCAGGAAGTGAGGAAGGGGAAACTTCCCTTGGCCCGGCGGGTCGGCCGGCACCGGCTCAGGAAACGGATAGCCGGCCTCCTGCAAGAACTGGTCCGGAGGCAAATGCTCAGACGAAGGATTGATGGCAGGATCTGGCATTTTTTCCTAAATTCTGGTCAACCGACCTGAATTTTTCCGTGCCGAACTCGTATAATAGATGGAGAGGACGTAACAGTCGAAAAGCAAAGGAAGGGAGACCGACATGAACCTCTATCGGATCACGTTTCGTAACAAGTCAAATGTCGTTGTGAAGGCCGCCAGCTCGACCGAGGCGTCCCAAGTCGCCATGTCCCGGGCCGTCAAGGCGGCCCACGTCTGGCTGGAGGCCCACGAGCGGGCAGTTAAGAATCGCCACCACGAGAAGGCCGAAGAACTTTTAAGGGAGTGGAAGAGACACACCACGATTGCTGGGGTTGAGGTCGTGTCTACCGGACCTTCGGAGGGGCCACCGAATGATCCGGCCGCCGCTCACACTGACGAGACTCCTTGAGTTTCTTGCCGGTGGCATATGATTGCCCGGTCGCCGCCTGACAGACTGCATACGGGTTGACGTGGCCACCCTTGGCTTTGACTTTCTTCACACAGTCCGAAACTTTAGTGCCTTCGGGCATGGAGACCCCCGATGCTAACCCTGATACCCGCCTATGGTCGTGACTACCTGTCCCGTGAGGCCGTCCTGGCGGCCTGGATGGCCGACAAAGACTTCCTGGAGTCCCGGTCCGGCAAACCAATTAACCGTCCCCAGTGTGCCCATGAACCGTCCGGCTTCGTTCGTATTCGATATGCCCGGTTCAGAGAGGTCTGCCGGGCCCCGATATAGGAGACCGCCCAGGCCTCCCGGGCCCGTCTGGGAGGTCCTTCGGGACTTCCTCCCGAACTACCCCTCCTTGTGTCGTCTTCGTGTCCTTCATCACGTCGCCGCCCGACGCCGTCTGTCGAATGGACGGGGCGTTCATGTTCTGAGGCCAGAACAGATGGCCGAGGACGATGCCGATGGCTAGAGTGAGGATGGGATACTGCCGGGACCAGCCCTGGAGGACATTTGAGATAGTGGCCTCTCGGCCGTAACAGAGGACCGCCACCACGTCCCACACCTGGACGGACAGCAACAATATCACCAGGACGGCCGCCGTCACCACGGACCCCGTAATTACCGTACTCATCCTCCTCCCCCCTTCTGCTTACCGGCCAGAATGACCACCGTTCCCAATAGGCCACCCACCAGGTAGAAAAAGAAGTCCTCGGATGAGCTGGGCACCGTGTCCCGCTCGATAAGCAAGTCGAACAGATACTCTTTGAGCCCGGCCCATCCGATCAGCAGGCCCCAGGCCCACCAGGGACCCAGGTACGACCATACGGCCAACACCAAAAAGGCCCCCCATCCCATATGGGCCGATTGGGCATCGAGCTCACAAGACGGCTCCCACAACGGCAGCTGAAACTTCATTTCCGTCTTACCTCCACCCCCGCGACCGGATCACCCGACAACCGAAACTTACAGCCCCCCGGCAAGGTTAACGGATCAACGTCCCTTCCGTCCTCCGCCCAGTGGGCCCCGACCGGAACCCGGATTGTCACAACCTTTCAACACTCGCCAGGCGGGTGGCATCGGACAGCCCACGTGTCCCCGTCCCTCTCTACGTCCAGGAGGGTGAACCACCCCGAGGCCGCCTCACGACACCCTAGCCTAAGGACCAGGACATAGTCCGGCGGTCCCTGGGGACATCGGAAGTGAAAGGACAGGACGGCCCCCGAAGGTAGGTCCACCGGCCGGAGAACGGCCCGGTCGAACACGCACGGGGTGCCGTCGGCCACGTACACCGGACCGGATGGCATCTGGAAAATCCACCCGTGGGACAGGTGCCACTTGGCCAAGAGGGTCTCGGGGACCGACAGTTGGGACCAGGACGTGACCAGGAACAACAGCAAGACATTCATCGGCGGCGGTCTCCGGTACGGTCCCAGTTGGTCTCGGGACGGACTCCCCAGATGTTTCGTCTCTCGACGGCCGGGATTGCGGTCGAGGGCCGTCGGTCGAAGGGGTTGTCGGCGGGGTCGGGCACCACAAGGGATGGCTTGACCCACAAGCCGGTCCGTAGGTCGGTGGCGGCATGGTAGGCCGCCATGCCGACCGCGACGGCCCGGTCGTCATGAAACTTAACGGTGTGGTCGAAACGGTAGCCGTAGGTGGTGGGTCGTATGACGAGTCGTAGGAGCTCAGAGGAAAAATCATCCGTCTCGCCGTCGGCGGGCAGGGTGCCGGCCCCCGGCCACCACACCAGCTGCCGGTTGGCCACCAGGGTCCGAAGGCATTGGGCCATCTCATAGTTAGACTTGCCCCCACGGGCCTCAAACCGCTTGACCGGCTGCCGTATCTCATACTTCTGTATCGTCCCCTCCATCTGGTAGGGATCGATCACCAGGGTCGGATTCGTGAACCTCCGGTTCAGGTCCTGTATCCAATCGTCTACCCGCTGAACGGCCACGGGGGCCTCGGGGCTCCCCTGCCACACGTCCAGGCCGTCGAGGACCACCCGCCCCTCTTTCGGGTCGAAGTGAAGGACGGCCAGGGCCGTTCGGTCCCTCTTCGGACCGTAGTCAATGCCGGCAAAATAGTGAACCCCCGGCCGGCCTTGGTCCTGGGGACCCAGCCCCCCGTCACGTCCCAGGGCCTCACAGGCCAGCACGTCCGACCGGGACAGGTAGCCGGCCTCCTCGGCCGGGTCCACCCATTCATTCTTGAGGACCCGCCGGACCAGGATGGGGGGCAACAACCGTTCGTCACGGAGAAGGGCGGTCTTGTCCATCCACCCGGCCAGCCATCCGGGGGACTCGAATACACACCAGGTCGGGTCGGTCCGGGCCGCCCTCAAGACCTCTTCCTGCCACGATCCCTTGAGGCCGGCGTTCGTGATGACAATGAACACGGCCCCCGGCCGCTTCCGCCGGCCGGTCCACAAGGCCCCCCATAGGTCCTGTTTTTTCCAGTGGGTCAACTCGTCCGCCACGATAACGTCACAGTTCAGACCGTAGCTGGTGGGGGCATCGGCCGACAGGACCCTCAGGAGGCCGCCCTTGCCCGTAACCCGGTCGGTGCCGAAGTGGAGACGTGCTCCGAGCCATGGGTTCAGGCGGGACTCGACCAGCATGGATTCCATTAGCAGGCCGGCCTGGTCCGTGTCGGCCGCCGCACAGGCCATGTCCAGCCGTCGGGGGCTGAAACAAAGAAGCCAGTTCAGCATCCGTCCTATCAGACCGGTCTTGTCGTGACCGCGAGGGAAGGTAAAGAAGAAGGAATCCACATCTCCGTGACGACGGGTACCGTCGATCATTCGTTGCAGGGCCGGCACCAGCTCGGTGCACCGGTCCCGTTGCCAGGGGTCGGACACGGCCCAGAAGGGCCGGGGCTCTGGAAGCCGGTTGATGACGACCTCACGAAGGTACGGGTACAGCCCCTTGGCGGCCGACCGCTCGGCCAGGGCCAACCGTAACTCCAACATTTCAGGTAAATTCAATCCGGCCGCCACGGCACACACAGCAACAACACCCCTCCGCCGACCACCAACCATACTAAAAGTAACCAAAAGACACTGTCCATCCCTTAAGCTCCCGGTATGGGGGCGGTATAGCCGATTAACTCCGGTGCCACCACCCCGGCCCCGTTGGCCCCCATGCTGGTCCCGGTGCCCCCGACTACGAGTTTGTAGTTGATCTTATCGGTGGGCACGACAATCACGGTGTGGGCAGTGTCCTCAAAGATACCCCCGTTCATAGTGGATCGTACACACACGCATGTCGGACGACCAAGTCGTGATTTTCTTCATGCTGGCTGACTCCCCTGATGGGTGGGGTGCCGAGGAACGTCGGGGACCCACATCGTAACCCTATTCATACTATTAACATCCCTGTAGTGGCAAGGTACTATGACCCCCGGCCGGGTTGGTGAACGTCATCACGGCCCCCGCAAACGCCAGGCTAATAGAGGAGGTGACCCCGACTCCCGTGCCGGCCGACCCCACCGACAGGTTCTCCAAGAAGGCCATGGCCAGTGCCGACCCGGTCACCGTGTCCACCAGGGTGTAACTGTTCGTCGGGGCACTGAATACGTCGGTAGCACTTCCCTGGTCTATGGAAGCGATGGCCAATTCCCCACTGCCCGCCAGGGCGGCCGTGGTGCCCGTCGAGGGACTGGTGGTGGCCGCACCGGTGTTCGTCTGGTCCTGGTTGTGAGTAGTGGTCGAAACACCGGTGTTCGTGTATTCGGCCATCTCCAAGCAGAGGCCCGTGGGGCTGCCGGTGGCGGTAAACGTCTGGCTGCCGCTCTGACTGGCCGAGTTGAGGTTGTAGAACAGGAACGTTTGAACATTCGGGGTGCCCCCCTGACGTGCCAGGGGGCCGGCCGTCCAGCCCTTGCCGGCCGGGGGAGTGACGGTGCTGTTGCCGGAGGAGGTTATGCAAGAAAAGGCCGCCACCAACAGGTTGCCGGCCGCGGTGGCCGACCCCCACGTAGAGGAGGCGGACCCGCTGTTGTTCTTCTGTACTCTCGACCAGGCCACAACGTACCTCGATTACAGGAATGAGCCGGACACGACCACGTCGCCAGAAGTGATGGCGGTGCCATCGTTGTCGGCCTGGCCGGTAGTGAGACGGAAAGCAATAGCGGAAGCGAAGGCCATGCCCACGGTCGGGCAGACCACCGCCCCGGACCCGGTAGTGTACCCCGGCAGGGCCAACACCAGGACCGGTGTCGAAGCCGAAGTGGGATTGGCCCCATCATAGAACTTAACATACCGGATAGACGTAGACGTGTTGAAGGCCATGATGGAGTAGAGGGTGCCGGCCGATGACTTGACGTTATGGCTGTCCTGATTGGCGGCGGCCGCTCCCAAGTATCGAAACGGAGTGCTTGCCCCCGACGTGCCGGCCACCGGCACGGTGTTCAGGGCGTTAGTGAGGGCCGGCTGGTCCGTCGCCAGGACCACCCGCTGGGTGCCGGCCGACTTGTTGCCGGAATTCGTGTCAACGGCCGTGCCGGCCAGACTATTGAGGTCCGACCGGACCGCCCCGGCGGTCGTCAAGGAGAGCGGGTCGGTCTGGGCCGTAACATACGTCGGAGCACTGGTGGTGACCGCCCCTTGGACCAACACCCCCTTCTGGCTGGCCGTGGCGCTGGCCTGAGACAGTCCAAGGGTCGTGTCCGCCACATTGAAGGCGGTCGTCAGGTTCGGTTGATCGGTGGCCAGGACGACTCGTTGAGTGCCGGCCGACTTGTTGCCGGAATTCACATCAACGTTGGTGCCGCCGATCT